CTATACAACAAGCTCACAAGCAAGCCCAACAGCATATGCTCTCTTCACCCCATGAGATGTAATATATGCCCTTGCTTCAGCTGTATTATTTTCTCCTATAAGAAGAACAGGCATTTCACCTATGTTGCTAGAAACGATTGCATCGGCCCATGAAGCTACTACAATAGCTTCTTCAGCTGATGGGAAAAAACGCTCTGCAATTTTTCTCGACGTTTCAAATCTATCTGCGCCTTTGACTCTTTCGACGCTACCAATCTCAGCAAGCTGCTTTTCTACAGTAGTATTAACAACACCTGTATCGCCCACAATTATGAAGTGTAAATCATTGTGTTTTTTTAGTTCTACGATCTGATTTGCTTTTACGAACTCAGAGACTATAAGTACTGGAACATTTGTTGTAAGTGTGGATACACCATCAGCCCAATCGCTACCATTAGTGACAATGATTGATTTTGTTTTTGAAAAGCACTCCTTTAGAACTTCTAGATTTGTATCGTATCTAGTATCTCCTTTTATTACTTTTGCTCCGCCCCTGTTTACTATATCGCCACCGACAATATATGTTTCGAGCCCGTAAGATTGCCCAGGATGATCTAGCACTATGTTCGCCTTATTTACTTTTGCAAGGATTGCTGCGCTTATTCCGTCAGGGAAGTTTTTGCCTGAAACAATCACCTTATTTGCTTTTGCAAACTCCTTGTCTATGATGTCGGATGTTGCATATCTGTCTTCTCCTGCGTATTTGATGACCTCTGCACCAATATCGACTTGCTTAGGTTTTGGTGTAACAACTTGCGTTGCTTTTTCGCCCTGTTTCCTCGCATATGCACACCATGTATCTGCATCACCATAAAACACATCAAGGTCAAGTCTTTTGCTGTACCCACTCAGATATCCATGAGATGTATATTGATACATTGCAACAATGCTCCAATATGGCACATACGGAGCCGTCTTTTCGAGATATCCAGTTGGGTTGTTGTGGTCGTACTGGGCTACCCACAATCCATAGTCTGCGTTAGCTATAGCACTGCAATCGTGACTCTCTATAAAACTTAAATAGCTGTAAAACAGCGGTTTTACCCCAATACGCCTATATACTTCATCAAGCCACGCCTTTGCCCATTCTGCGCCAAGATATACATCCTGCTCGAAGTCTAACACGGGAATAACCGTGCCATCGAAATATGTACCGCAGTTATCTACAAACCACTGTGCTTCTTCTTCAGGAGTGCCTCCAAATCCAACCTCGCGAGCAAAGTGGTATACTCCGATTAGTTTTCCTGTGGCCTTTGCTTGCTGTACAAAGCCGTCACATTCTGCCGATACATATCCGGCACCGCCTGTTCCTTTGATTATTACAAAATCAGCTGGTACATTTGTTAGCTGTATTCCTTCCTGCCAGCCCGAAATATCAATTCCGTGTAACATATTAGCCCTCCAAGTCCTTGAAGTCCTTAACCTCTTCAGTTTTATCTAATTTTAATATTTGTTTAAACATTTGATGCAGTCCTGTACTTGCAAGGCCGCTAATTGCACCTCCCACAATCACCTCTAACGTAATTGACCATGTGCTTATGCACCCCAGCACCGCACCCACGATTGCCAATGTTGTTGGAATGTACTTGTTGTCCGAAGGCAAGTACATTTTCATCAGATATCCGATGATCAAGCACGCCACGAGAACAAGTGGCATAATAAGTTTTAATATAAATTCAAGATTCATGTTATACCTCCTATCTTGAAATAAATAAAAAAAGGTGGAGTTATTTCCACCCTTACCTAACTAAAATATTTTGAATACCCAGCGTGAGAACTGAGCCGATGACAACGGATATAATCGCTTGTACAACTGCGTTCCATCGCATTTTGGGTACTTGCTCTAGTGCACTAAGCCTTTCGCTTTGCTCGTCTAATTTCTCTTTGTGATGGTCCATTTTCTCAAGCATTGCCGTCAAAGTCTTATTCATCTCTTTGAGTTCGCCTGTCATGTTTTCGACTGCATCAAGCCGTCTGTCGTGGTCGTTTAATCGTTGCGTGTTCTCTTGCAATTTCAAGATATCCTTTTCTCGAAGTTGCAAACAATGTGCTTTCGTTACAAAATCATCCATACGCCCTCCTTACTACTTCCAACGCCCACGAATTTCAAAGTGTGCATACCAAAACTCTTGCGTGCTTACGTTTCGAGGGCTATAAGAATGTAACTCAAACTTGCTTGCGTTAGACGTTTCCCTGAAATCGTTTGTAGCAAGTAGTCCACCACCGTGCGAACCTTGTGCTATTACAGACGTCAGCTTGTTAAATGTCACAGGCAGATTAACAAAGATAACCTTTCTCCACCATGTTGGAGTGATATCCGTATACCCGCCAGGGAACGTGACCTGCCCATTTCCCCAGGCGTGCATATCTCCTGAGTCATATTTAACAACGGTCCACGAAATACCGTCTTTTGTTATTTCTTCCCTCGACACAATAAAATCCTTAGTTTTCTTGATCTTGTTGAAAATCTCATTGATTGCATCTGCGAGATTTCTTGCGCTAGTTTTTAACATGCTCGTGTCACCCATGTCATCTCTAACGCGTCTGATCTGGTCTGCATATTTTTCGTCAGTTGCCTTAATCTCCAGCTTTATATCTTGGGCAAGCGTGCCGGATAGCGCAGATTTAACTGTACCAAAACTATCACGAAGCTGCAGCCATAGATTATCAAATAGACCGCGATACTCGACCGCTGGAACAACCCAACCGCAAAGGCTTGAGTCCATCCTTGTATCGGATATATTAACCGATTCTATAGATGCTGCTCGAGCTGGTATGACTATGTCTGCTATTGCTAGCTCATAATAGTTCGATTCACGGATTAGATCCTGGGCAACAGGATTCGTTGCTGCGACACCCTCTTTGAGGTAAATGTCGATGTCTCGCCTGTCCTCTGCTGTGTCGAATCGTAAAACGATTCTGTCTATACGAGGAAGACTCGATGCTGGAGACAATGTAATTTGTCTGTTATTGCTCTCTTTAAATACAGCACCCTCGATGATCGCGCCACCAGGCTTTACATTAACGGTCATACCTCCGTGAGCTGTGACCACAAGTCCGTCAATTGGATTAATAAAAACACCATTCCCCCAGCATAGTTTATTAAAATCTCTTTCATCCTGGGCTGTGATTGCTCTATCCCATTCATTACCTATTATTCGTTTGGATTCGAACGGAAAACTCTTTGCCATACTATACATCCACCTTTCTGTAAATTTGCCTGTTTTGAGTTCCGAAAACAAGCTCAACTTTTACTGTATTTTTAGAATGAACCTCTCTAACCTCAACGAGCCTCGAGGTAAATTCTTTTTGTATCGAATCGATATTGATTGTACAAATATCCCCTAAATCGTAGTCCTTGAGGTAATAAAAACGATGCTGCAATACATCTACCGAGATCGTTTCTTGTTTGTAGCTATTTAACATCTCAAGCTTTGCTGCATCTCGCATCTTTGACCTTATAAGTGACTCGTTAGAGCTCTTAATCTCAACACCGCTTATATTTGCGTCAAACACCTTAAGTGGTACGCAATGACCAAGCCCACTCGGAACGTTATCTTCAAAAAAAACGTATTCGTGTATTGCCCTGACCTTTTTGCCGTCCTTCCAAAAGCTATGCACCTCGTTTGACGTCTTAAAGTCATCAGGAATTTCCTGACTCACTAAAAATCCACTGTATATACCGCTTTCGTCGTATGCGTATTCGCACTTGGATATATTCCCCCAAGCCTCACCGAAAAACACGTCATCACGCAAATCCTTGCCCTTTTGAACGTGCAACTCAATGCCTAAAAGCGGTTTACCTGGTTCTTCCTTTGCCGAGAAAATCGGTCTACAAATGAGTGTGTACCCTGCAGACTTTAAAGCTTTTCGCATAGCAGAGCCTGTACTTTCACCAAGTTCTGCACTTATAGACAGCTCGCTTGGTACGTCACTATCTGTGCTTAGCTTTGCGCCGTTTACCGTTCCCCCTCCAGGCTGAGCGTACTTGTCACTCACAGTTTCAAGCAACCATTGTTTTAATTGCGTTTCAACTTCTGCCTTACTCTTAAATGTCTTTGTCGAAATTGGTATCGTATAAGCGCTCCAATCGAGCACTTTGTCAACAAAAAAGCCTGACAAGGTGATAAACTCACCGTTACTTTTCTCCTCATAAACGACCTTTTGCACCATCGCAGTTTCCGGACGTCCAACGCACTGAATGTACTTTACATTCGGGTCATAGTCCTTAGCTGCAATATATAGTACGAATGACCCACACTCGAAATACTTTCGACTCCATTGAAGCTCAATGAAGTCAATCATTTTGAGTTCCTCTCCGAATTTGTTTAAGCACTTAATCATTTACACACCTCCATACCTACCAACATAGCTTACTTCTGCGGTAAATGCTGTATTGCCGTCTTTTGATATTTTGATTTGATTATCACCATATCCGAGAACCATTTGCATTAGTGCACGTGCGTCAAAATCGCTGTATGGCACGTCTTTACCATTCTTTTTGACCGTTCGTTTGTCGCAATCAATAACGAGGACATCAGAGGCATTTAAGACCGTTTTCACGCTAGTCTTAAGGTCGCCCATCTCGATATCGATTCCAGGAACGTAGCCAGTAGACTTTATTGTGATTACGATCGGAGCCGGTTCGCTTCCGAGGTAATTGATTACCTTTGTGTCAGTCTTTGTTATCTCGCCAAATGCGAGTTTGCCTTCATCACCAATATATATTCTCTTCCAGTGCCACATAGGTGTCACGGAGCTAAAGCTTGTCGTTTCTTTGTTATCTGCGAATAAGTCCGGGTAAGGCGACATAAGACTAATTGACAAGTCAGGACTATCATATATATTTGCACTTGGATAATTGGCAGCTACTAGTTCGCATTCTTTTGCTAAAAGCGTATTGCCTAGATATGTAACCTCAAGTTGATATGTGTAATTCGCATTGTAAAACCCGAGTACATTTCTGCGTTCCGATTCATACTTATTATCACTTGCTCTGAAAGATGCTGTGAATGTAATTAGTCTCGATTTCTTGCGTTTGCCCGTTACAATGTCACCGTTTCCGTAACCCCTGGGTTCACTAAAAATCTCGATTTCAGGGAAGTCGACCCCTGTCAATGACTCTACTCCCCAATCCCCTTTTCCTAACGTGTGCCTTAACCCGTCTGACCGTATTACGTTTAGTTCAAATAGCTCAAATTTCTTGCCCACTAATGTCCTCCTAAACCTAAAATAACAGCCTCTTTGCGTATAGCTCTCGCCACGTCCGCTGGAGACTGTATTTTATCTTCGAATATTATTGTTTGCTCAATTTTTGTTGCACCTGGTACTTGTACACTTCCTGCATTAGCGGTTCCATAGATAGCTTTCGGGATGATGCTCTTTTGATTACTTATAGCAGTATTGATTTTTGCAAAGTTGACATCTACATCAATACCGCCTATCGCACTATCGATGCCAGTACTTACTTTACTTCCGGCTCTAAGTGCATGCTCTATGCTCTCCTCGATAGCTCTGTCAAGGAGATATGCGTTCCTACTTACTCCGACCGCCATGCCTTCAGGAAACGACTTACCGAGTCCATCTCTAAATAACTTTGATGGAGAATTCATTCTAGCCTTTTTACGTCCGGCTTTATCTGATTGCTCTACTACGTTTGCAACGGCGTTCTTGACAGCTTGTGCTCCAGCATTTATGCCAGCAATTATGCCATCACAAAAGCTTTGACCCAAGCCACTCCAGTCGCATGAATTTCTTGCATTAACTGCAGCATTAAATGCGTTCATGGCAGCATCGCCTGATGCCTTTGCAACTTTATCTCCACCACTCTTCGTCTCGCTCTCCATACTTTTATACTTATCGCGAGCAAGCTGAAGTTCCTGTTCAGATGCAGCGATTGCGTCCTGAACTTCTTGCGTATTAAAGTCCTTTTGCAATTCTTTGAGGTAGGCCAAATTATCTTCTTTGTCCTTAATTGTGGCTTTGAGGTCATCCTTTTTCATACCCTCAATTTCAGACATTTTTTTAGCGTGGTCCTCAGCAATCATTGTTATTTCAGAGTAATTCCCTGCCTCAAAGTCTGCATACATTTTCTCATATGCTTTTCGTGTTGCTAGTGAATCTTTTAGGGATTTTTCTGTCTTTGAAATCTCCTTACGTTTTTTTGACTCAAGTTGTTTTTGCTGTTCGAGCGCATCTTGAGCATCTGCCAACTCCTGTCCATATACTCCTTTGGTTTTCTTTTCAGCTTCTTTTCGCTTTTGAACAATCTCATCAAGCTCTTTCTTCTGCTGAACATACATATCTACTTCTTTTTGCTGTAGCTCTAGTGCTTTTTTATAACCTTCTTCATTCGACTTAAGTATAATTTCAGCTTTCTTTTTCTCTATATAGCTATCAATTTGCCCTTTGATTTCGTCATACTTCTGTATAACTCCATCTACCATCTGTATTTCAAGTCCAGTTGCTTCCTTTAACTGACCAACAATAAAGTTTGCACGGTCCTGGTAACCATCTTTTACTCTACCGTTAGCATCAACTATTGTTCCAAGTTCCTTAGCAAGTCTCTTTGTATTATTGATTTGGATTAAATCCTTTTCGAGTTGCTCCTCAGCGGTCTTAACTGATTCCTTATAAGCATCTCGGAGCTCATAGATTTTCTTCTTCTTTTCTTCTATGACCTTCCTTGACTTCTCTGCTTCACTCTCTTCTTTTTTCGATAGCAGTAAAAATGCACCCGCAAGAGCTCCGACTGCAGTTATGATTAAACCCATAGGTCCGCCCAAAAATGACATCGCTGCGCTGAGCCCCTTCGTGGCAACTGCAGCAACTCCTGCAGCAATTCCCTGAGCCTGTACGGCCAAAGTATTTGCTATCGTGGCGGTCGTTCCTCCTGCTGTTGCTATGGCGTTACGAGCTTCTGCGGCTGCTAGCGCTTTTGTCTTAGCCGCAGCAAAAGTTGTAACAGCATTATTTGCAATTCGCGCAGCAGTAGCTCCTTTTTCGCTTACCATTGACACAGCCATCGCTGTACCTAGTGCCTTTTGTGCTACGACAAACTCTTTATATAGTCGTATGATAGGCGTTAGCTTTGAGTGTATTTTAAATGCGCCTATTAACCCTACAAGTATTGGGGCAAGGCTAGATCCAGCGGAGGCAACTCTAAGCAACCCATCAGCCATCTTTAGCAGAGGCTTAGCAATAGAAATAGTCACCTCTGTGAGATTCTTAATTGTGTTCCCTAGCCCTTTAGGGAGCATATCGGCAATACCACTAGCTAGTGCCATTGCCATATCACCTGCAGCAGAAACAATTTCGCCTCGATGTGCATATAATCCATCTACAAAAGCCTTAACGGTCTTAGCTCCAGCAGAAATGAGTTCAGGGGCGTGTTTTGCTGCAGCGATTGCTGCATCAGCTAATACATCTCCTATTGCCTTTGCAAGCCCTTGAATACCGTCCTGCTCAAATGCTTTAGACAATCCGTTTGCTGCATCTGTTGCTGAAGTTACAATATCACCCAAAGGGGTATCTACTGACTTGTAGAGCGATATACCTATGTCTGTTATGGTGTTCTTAAAAATTCCTAGCCTTGATTCAAGAGTCTTGTATCGCTCTTCTGCTTCGTGTGTGAGTGCGGTATTTTCGCTCCAGGCTTTTGTTCCTATCGATAACGCTTTACTAAACACATCGCTTGCACCTGATGCTCTTAATAGTGCATCTCTCATACGTATATCAGATAACCCTATCTCATCAAGCGTTTTAATCGCGGATCCACCATTTTTGTTTATATTGTCGAGCCCTTTAATAAAGCTTATGATTGCGCTCGCTGCATCCTCTTCAAATGCTTTTTTAAACTCATCAGCACTCATTCCTGCAACGGAAGCGAATTGTTCTAACTGCTCGCCACCCTTTTGTGTCGCAAGACTCATCTTTGAAATTAAATTAGAAAAAGCTGTTCCTCCAGCTTCAGCTTCAATACCTACCGAAGATAGTGCTCCAGAGAACGACATGATTTGAGCTTCCGTCAAACCTACTTGGTGCCCCGCACCGGCGATTCTCATCGCCATGCCCACAATTTCTGACTCAGTTGTAGCAAGATTATTTCCAAGCGCTACGATGGTAGATCCAAGCTTATCAAAGTTATCTTGACTCATGCCAGTTATGTTTGCAAATCTAGCAAGAGTAGTAGCTGCCTCGTCAGACGTCATGTTTGTCGCATCTCCGAGCATTACCATCGTTTTCGTAAATTGCAATAAGCTCTCATTTTTGATTCCTAGCTGACCTGCTGCCTCTGCGACTGACGCAATAGCAGTCGCTGACTGAGGCATAGATTTCGCCATATCTCGTATACCTTGCTCAAATTCAGCAAGCTCTTTGTCCGTTGCATCTACAGTCTTTTTAACACCAGCAAATGCACTTTCAAAAGCAATTCCCTGCTTAATAGCAAGCAGTCCTAATCCGCCCAAAGCAGTTGCTGTACTTGCAACAGCTTCAGTGACAACTTTAAGCCCTTTTTTTGTCGTGCCGGATAGTTCTTTTACAGCTTTATTAAATTCTCTTGAATCCAATATGGTTTCGATGGTAACCTTACCGTCTGCCATGTAATCACCTGCCTTATATTATCAAGACAGGTTGACTCAGCTACTTATCTGTGCTCTCTCTGCTCTTTATCTTGCTTTCAATCAATGTTATTCTTTTACAGCGTGGGCATTTTATTTCGACTTCTCCGTCCATTAAATTAGCCCTACACAGTGTCTGCCCACATTCACTGCATTTGACTTTAATCATATTTTTTTGACAGGATCGCATCAATATCACCGCCATTTTCAAGTGCCTCTGCAAGTTCATTGCTAAGCGCTTCATCGATTTCAGACTCATGTGTAGGTAGTTTATATAGCGATTTCATCTCGCGATAAAACTTCTTTTCCTCGTCACTAAGCCTTGAAATGTCCATTGTCCTATAACCAATGATTTTTCCGAACTGTGTGTTCTCATTAAGCCCATTAAATAGGGCCTTGAAATTCCACCAATGCATTTCAGCGACAGACAAATCAATCTTGTATTGCTCCCAAAAAGCGGCATAAACATACTCGGCATCATAAGTAAATGAGTACGATTGTTTTTTCGATGATTTATTCTTACTATTTACAGGTGCTAAACTGTATGAATAAAACTCAATCATCTTTTCGATAGCTTCTTCAAGTTCTCCTTCTGCAAAGCTATGTGTATCTGCCCATGTTCCATAGTAAAGACGCACGCCCTTTTTGATTAACTCAATTTTGGATAAATCTCGGTCTGCCAGTAACTCAGTAAACTTAATAGAGGTGCGAAAGTCCCAGTTTATGGGAACCTCAACACCTCTTATAGTTACTGATTTGCTCGGTTTATTGGTTAATATGCTACCTATCATTTCGCTAACTCAAGCTGCATAGCTTTGCTTGTTGCAACAAGATCTTCGTTAACAGCCTCATTAAGCTCGCGCAGCTTATTCATAACTTCAAACATCATCATGACATTTCGTTTTCCACCAAAGACTCTATCTCCTTCGCCTGGTCCCCAAACACTATCAATGCAACGCTTGAGCGCGTCCATCTGATTGCTAAGAACAATGTCGTCATCCTGTGAAAGGTCAATTCCGTTGATTTCCTCAACAAAAGTTGCCATGTTGGACTTATATGATGTGCGAAAGTCTAGATCGTAAAAATCTGCTACGAGCTCCTGCCCATTTGCGAATGTTATTTTTGTATTAACCATTGTGTTGCTCCTTTATTAACCAGCTATCACTGTCTCAGTGAATTTTTTGTTTGATGTGTCGAATGTACCCACAACAACATCACTAACGCCCAAGAAGTTTCCTTCGCAAGTCATCTCGCCATCCTCGTTACCAAACTTTGAAACCTCTATAGCTACCTTTATTTTTCTAGCACTGAAAGTGGTTGCACCGCCTCCTGCTTTCTGATCAAGGTCGACTATGATGTAGTCTCTTTCAACATCAGCTCCAGTTCTCTGTCTTTCGCCAATTTCACAGATGAACGCAATAGCTTTTTCACTGCGAATCTGATCAGCAGAAAACGGAGACTGCCACTCATAACCTGAAATACCCTTTGATGTGGATTTCTGGTTAATATATCGCTTGCTTCTCACCTGAGCACTTGGCTCCTCGTTGAGTTCTCTAAAACCTGTACCAAGTAGCTCCATAGCTGCTGTTTCACCAGTCTTTGCACAATCTAGATAACTTGCCTGTGCTACTCTTTTTCTAACTTCTGTTAATGCCATATCTATTCTCCTTCCTGTAGGTACACAAGCCTACAATCGATTTGATACTTTGCCCTGGATTCGTCTACATCAAAGACGTAGCCTGTTGTTAGGGCTTCAATTTTCACTGGACATCTATTTGAGCCCAAGTCTATAAAGTTCCTATTTTTGCTTATAGACGCAAGCCAGCTCGCAAAAAGCTGAAAGAACCCAATGTTTTCAATGTTTTGTCTTACATCAGCGCCGTACGCCTCTCTGCTCGAAAAAACGAAGACCTGTTGACGTTCGCTGTCTCCGTTGATATATCTCTTTAAAATAAGGTCTGCGGGCGATGACTCAGCTGCATAGCAAGTATGGTCTTCTGCAAGATAATCTATTCCTATCCCCTCAGCAAACTTATCGATATGCGGGCAAGTCTTTATAAGATTTCTTATTGCGTCCATGATTATTACATCAGCCATTATCCCCTCCTTGCTATAAACTTAACTACACTAGCTAAAAGGGCAGGTCCTCGTTGTGCAACCATTCTACGGTCCCATCGTTTTCCCCTCATGCCTCTGCCTCTATTTTCATAGTACTGCTTTTTAGCATATATCTGAGGGTATACGATTTCATCGACACCTTCTACTGCGGTTCCCTTAAGAACACCCTCTTTTTTTGGTACATAAGGGTCTGACAAACGTCTAACCTCATGCGTAAAAAATCTTTGTGCCGCACCGTTTTGATCTAGTCCTTTTTTTCTAGCTATCTTTATTGCGTCAATGTCAACCTTCACTCTTATCGACATCTTCGTCCCCATCCTCTGGAGCAAACTTACGCAGCTCTTCGACCTCTTTTTCGAGGGCGTTAATATACTGTACAGGGATATAATCTCCTGCCTTCCACTCTTTAGTCATTATTCAACCTCCAATTCAAAGTGCTGTACTAACTTGCTACCATACCTATTATCATCTACCTTAGTAATCTTCATTACATCATCAAAGTCACGCAATAGAGCTTTAAAACCACCGCTATGAGCGTCGTTCATATCAAAATCGACAATTCCCTTAACAACAATATCTGCGTTGTCTAAAGTGTAATTTGTGACCTTGTCGCTACGTTTAAATGTCTTAGGCTTGAGGTATGTTTTCTCTTCCGAGTCAACTTTTAACGGGATAAAAACTCGTGTATGATTCGTGCTTTTAACTCCCGCTGATTGCGAGATGTTTATAGCTTGTGAGTCTTGCCAGTTAACCCCTCTGAGAAACGTCCTTGCGTATTTGTATTCACCGCTATCATTGTCATAATAGCGATTAAAAAGTGTAATATCCGCATTTGTCAGCATTATTCTACCCCTCTATACATTAAACCTGTATTCATTAGATATTTAGCTACAATGCTATGCTCTAGCGAAGCCTGGCTTGCTCCTGTGTTTACACCAGTTTGGATTCCTAATGAGTCAAGGCCATCTGCATAACTAACAGTATGATCTCCGACAGTTTCCGACTTTATCGCTTTGCTGCCTTCGTCGCGTGCCTTAGCCACCTTATACTCAAAGTCCATGAGCTCGACCATACACTCTTTAGCTAGTTCGGGTACAGGCTCTTTGATGTGCCCGAAGGTATAGTAGTTAATGGTATTCCTAGCTTGTCTTTCATACTTAATAAAAGCGGTCTGGGGGATTTCTCCCCCATAGGCTTTATACTCCTCATATGTCAGATACATAGCTCTACCTACTTAGTAGCTACAAGCACCACAGCTTTTGTTACCTCTGCAGACTCAACAGTCAATGTATCCGTCTGAGATGCATATCCAGGTGCCTTAATCTTTACTGGATATGTTCCAGCTCTGAGATTAAACTCTGCAACACCGGCAGCATTAGTCTTTAGTCTTGAACCGTTAACCTCAACAGTTGCACCTTCGATTGCGACAGTCTTGTTCTTTACCGTAAATGTAACCTTCTGAGTTGTTACAGGTGTAGCTGGCTCAAGATAAGCAAATGGACAACCTGTTCTGTCCTCGTTCATTCTTGTAGCTGGATTTGGCATTGCCCAACCCATTCTAAATACAACTCTTAGGGCAATCATATCCTGCTGTGCGAGGTTGTATACGATTTCCTTTGTCTGTGGGTCCTGGATCACGCCTTCTGTTAGCAGCTTGAATGTAACATCTTGACGAATTGAGTACACAAGCTTGCTAAAGTCGCCTACGATTAGCTGTGCAATCTTCTTGTCAAAGCTTCCATTGTCAGGGAAGTACAAAGGCGCTCCGTCAAGACCGTATGATGTTGCTCCCTGCAATGTTGACATGAAGATTGGGTGTCCATCTGTACCCTTGAGTCCTCTGAGCTTTGCCTTCATTCCTGTTGATGCGATGGCTCCGGAGTGAACATATCCGTCCTCCTCGATCTTGTTTAGCACGCCACCTTCATCCATGATAAGGGTGAACATGTCTTTTGAACCAGGAGCGACGTTGTTGCCTGCCTGTCTTGCCATTGTAATCACGTCGTTCTGCCACTCTCTTGGTCTGTTAACGCCGAACAGGATTGCGCTATCAACCTTCTGTCCGATTGCCTCAATTACTCTAGGCTTAATCTCACCGATGATGTCAAACTCTGCATCATCAAGCACCGCTTCAGGAATTGGAACGATAACTGCGAGTTCCCCTGCTGTGAGATACACGTTTTCCCATGCCATGTCGCTAGTCTGCTTCATTCCTGTGTCGCCATCTACCCAGTAAGCCATTGGTAGAATGTCAGTCACTCTAATTCTTGTTGTCTTTGAGCTCATGTTTGGTAGCTTCTTACCAAGACTCAAAACAACTGATTCCTTTGGTGTGTCCTGAAAAATTGCTGGAGTCACCTGCTCCCTAATTAGAGCTTCAACTTTTTCTCTTGTTACTACGTTTACGTTTGCCATAATATTATTCCTTTCCTAAAAGATTTCTTATTGCTGTGTTAACTTCTTTGTTCTTATCATCAGACCCTGTTCCGCCGGTTGCTCCTGGAGTAGATCTAACGATAACCGGCTGTGTGTCATCATTAAAGAGATAATCGTTATTCTCTCTGATGGTTTTTAGCTGCTCATCAAGACCGACGATGCTGTCTCCGTTAAGCTTAAGCCCTGCCTCATCAAGTAGCGCCCTTACTGCTTTGCTATTCTTTGCCCCTGCAGTTCTCAGTGCTCCGTCAAGAGCATATCCAAATTGAAGCCTTTCGATTTCGGCTTTGCTATTTGACTCTGCCTCGGCAGCTGCATCCTTGTACTTTTGCACTTCACCTTTAAGCCCATCGATGTCGACATCCTTAAACTTCTCAAGTGTCTCGTTCGCAGTTTTAAGCAGCGATTTAAGGTTAGTCTCTGAGGTTTTATATCTTTCGATGTCATTACCATTTTCGGTCATGATAGTATCAACAGCCTCCTTGACCTTATCCTCGGCCACTCCTAGTCCCTTAAGGAGATTTTCAATAACTTCTCTTTTCATGATGTTTTTCCTTTCTCGGTACGCTTTTATACGAGGTTGCTTCTCCTCCGTGTACATGATTACGCTCTGTACTAAGCTAATTTTTTGTATAACAAAAGACAGCTATATAGCTGCCTCAAGTATCGTTATTTGTTCACTAAAAAACACACCCTGCCTGAGTGTGTTTATATCATTGGGATAAACTCGCCTATGGTTTTAGGATACTAATTCATATAGTAAATATTGTCATATATTTCCTGGAGCTTTTTACCCTCGTCATTATAAAATTCCAATTTATCATCAAAACCTACTTCCATGATTTTTTCATTCATAGCATCCAAGAAGTCCGATTTCGATGCATTTTTTAGATATTCTTCACTATAATATTTCTTCAAGTACCTGAAGTCATCAGGTTTATAAATCAAAATACTTTCCATATATTTCCACCTCCCAAAATTATTTAGAGTTACACTGTATCAGTATTCTTTTATCCGGATTAATTGCTATGTTGCATTTATCACTTTTCAAAAGAATGCTGCGCTCTCCTAATTTGCTTACTTGTTCTTTTCCAACTCTTCCCGATTTCAAGCAATCAATCAAAGCCTCAATTGAAACACCAGGTCTATTATATTTCTGGTTTAATGCCGAATTCCCAATCACTCTTCCAACAAAATGAGACGCATATCCTTCTATCTGTAAACCTAACGGTGTTTGTACTCCCACTAAATTATTTTGCACTGCTCTACTATACGCATCATATACTTTATAACTCAGTAGTGGGCTTATCTCTCCTTTGCTTACTAAAAATCTATAATCCATTAGATTCTTATAGGCAGGAGAATTATTATATTTTGCATCATAGTATTTGTCAAGTACTTTTAATTCGCTGCTTTCCGCGCCGATTGACTTTAACCAATCTATATGGTGCTTAATTGCTACATTCCTTGCTCTTTGTGCCGCACTTCTATCAAATCCTACAATCTTACCGGACGCATCCTTTACGGCATGAACTTGAGTTCTAGTTGTATCAATGCGCCTATCTGTAGCCTTACAGAAATGTTTTAGTTCTGTTTCCTTGCGCTTTAAATCAACCGCAGAGCTCTCCATCTCGTATTTTAGACTCTGTTTTAATGCGCTGTCTTTTGTCTCGTTGTAAGCGGAATTTAAGCCGGCCAAGTATCTCTTTTCTGCTCGAATTGCTCTTTCATATGATCTCTGCTTCTGTCCTGCTTCGTAATTGGTGTATGTCTCTCCACCATATTCATAGGTTTTGCTATCCAAACTATCTAGGTATTCCTTCGAGTATGTTCTCTCAGTCCCTTCGTAGTAGGCGTAAAAGCTGTGTCTGCAGTTCCACCCACAAAGTCCTTCGCCCGTACCGTAGCCCGTAATGTCATAAAAAGAGCCATATCCCTTGCTTTTACCGCTAAGACTGTAAACTCCCCCTTGCCAATCCGCGTGTGACGGTCTCGCTCCAGAATGTGCGGTAACCTCTACCAAATCCGTACATATTTCATCACAGTATAGCATGTTGAGTTCGGCAGAAGATTGATTTACTCCGGTGAGCACAGCTCGTCGAACTGCAACATCGAGCTTATCGATGTGACCTGTAGGATATTGTACGGTAAGTCCTGATTTTGCAACCTGTTTGATTGCATTTTTAATAGCAAAATCATAAGTAAAAGCACCCGAGCTTACCTGCATATTAGCAAGATTAACGGCGTTAATAAAGGCGTTTTGTCCTTGACTAGCAGTGGTCCTTGTAAGATTCTTAACCACTCCTTTAGTCTTTCTTATATGAGATGATAGCAAGTTACCCATTGCAACATTTGACGCATGATCTATAGGTGTCTTTCCTGCTATTGCAGCTCTGAGGTTCTCGCTTTCCATATTCTCAAAATTAGCCTCTTCAAAGACTCTAGCAATTTCCGCTTCCGTCAAGCCCGATACCTTAGATATGCTATTAACAATATCTTTATATAGTATGTTTTGCTGCGTTAGTTTCTCCGCCTCAAACTGTGCGCTTTCGGTTAATGCTCCCGTCTTAACGATTCGTCTCGCAATATCTGCAACAAGCTGTTCGTTAACCAAGTCCATCATCCCTAGCAAATAGGATGTGCACTGCGCCAAGTACTCAGGGCTAAGCATTACTCTTCCTCAGGCGTTATCACAGTTTCAGGCAGCATCTCTTTAGCCTGGTCCTCTGTGACGCCATACCTTCTCATCAAGTAGATTTCCTTGCGGATTAGTCCAGATGTGGCCTCTTGCATCATCAGCTGATTTTCCGTTTTACTATCAACAATCAGGCTGTCATCGAAGTTAAACGACACATCGTATATCCCTGCTGGTGCGAGCTTGTATAGGCTCGTCCATACATCCATCGCCTTAATTAAGTCCTCTAGTGCGTTCTGTAGCGACTCCTGAATCTGAGATACAAAAGAATATGATCGTTGTTTGCTAAACAACACCTCTGTAGCCGTTCGGTCCTCGTCTTGGACGTCCGATAATGTCCCATACGCAAGTCCGCATGCGAACTCAATGCGTCTTAGTATCTGATTAAAGCCGTTAAACAGACTTGAGTCTCTTATCTCAGGGCTGAAAATTTGATAAAAAGGCTTTTCGGATAATCCCGTATCTATGCTATACTGACGGAATAGTCGCCCCTTGCCAGATGGCAAAATAGTATTTCCGTTACTATCCTTTCTGAACAGCGACTCAGACATATCTACGGCTAGCTCTGTACCCTTAAACTCCCACATGATACGTGCCCATTGCTCATCTGCCTGCTTAATAAGTTCAGCGGCTTTTGAATATACAGACACTCCAAATGGACTTTGCCTATTCTTGTTGTTTGCCTGCGGAATTTTAAAGTATGAGAATAAAACACCTGGCACATTTTTAATTGTCGTGTGCTCTTCAAGGTTCTCCCATTCCTGAACATCAGTCAAATTTATCTGATGACCAAGCACTCCTCTTTGCTTGCTCTCATATGCTCTGTTTTGAATAATGCAATACTTTCCATCAAAATCATGTGATTCGACTCTTGTGTATATCTTACCGTCACGAACCACCTGTTCAACAAACTGACAAGAGGTTATCTGTCCGGAACTATTAAATCCCGTAGGAACAAATCTATCCGCTTGGATAAACTCAACGGATATTGTATCACCCTGTACAAAAGGCTTGAGTATAATTCCCCCAAGCGCACATGCATACTCAGTCTGAATCCTTAGCTCTGATAAAACCTTTCTGTATGCCACATTTAGGAAATCAGCTCGTTTGCTTCCCGTAATCTCCGATTCCATCTCAAGCGTAACTAGTCTCGCCAGCTCAGATGACACTGCAGAGGGAATGCCTGTGCTTGTCACATCATCCTTTATCCAGGGTGCTTTGTCTTCATACATCGCTGACCACAATTCTATGCAATCGATTGTATTGTCATCTAGGATAATCGTGCTAAGGACCTCTCCCTGTGCTGCACGCTCTTTAAAAACCTTTCTAATCCACTCTATTATTCTGTGAAACATATACTGCCTCCTAATAATCTATCAATCTCTTTGCGAAACGCTCGATTGTATACTCAAAGCTATCTAGTGAGTCTATATCGCTCGTTCCGTCATCAAGCCTTACGTTCTTTGTCTTTTCCTTTGGGTCCCAAATGCACGTACTCAAAGCTAGCACCAGCGATTCACTTAGATTTTCGACATAAAAAAACCGCCCCTGAGCCATCAGCCTGGCGGTAAGATTGATTCTGTTGTTAACCTCGTCTTTCAGTGCGTTGTGGATTCGTATCCATCCGAGTCCGTTTTGCCTTAATGCCTGTCTAAAACCTGCAATAAGCGTTTGTTCTGCGTTGTCACAAAATATATCTGTAACGGTACCGTATCTGTTTATGACTTCATGAACAAAGTCACAAAACATCGCTTCTAACATGGTGGGAGGTATCTCGGCATCTGTACACGGAATCCTCTTCGATAGCAAACTAATCACATTCTTGTAATCTGATGTAATCCCTGTTGCCACGAAAGAATGTGCAGAGCCTGTTCCACCAAAGTCGACTCCGATGTAGATATTCATGATTCGAGGAATTGAATCCGTCCAAATATGCCTTTTAGGGTTGTCCGCGAAGTTCCTGTATATAAGACCCTCGGCTATACACCTTAATCCGAGAATGTCTCTTTTATACCAAATCGAGGTCTGATCATACTGACTCTTTATCTCGGCTCGTCTTTGCTCTGAAATGTTAATGTTATCGTCAATCGTGAAGTGCTGGTAGTTGTATCCACCAAGCAATTCCCCTCTTGCCGCTTTCTCTGAGTATTTATCGATATACTCAGTGTAAATATCTGCATTCGGATTATCTGGGTTCAAGTCCCAAAAGAATTTACGCTTACTTGCCGCAGCAGTACGGTTAAATGCCTCTTTGATAGTGTTATCGTGATGCAAATTGATTTCTGTAGCAATCCACATACCGTACGAATTGCCTCGAATCTTTTTAAAGCTATCTGCTTTCGCACCGCCCGCAAAGATTACAACCTTCTGCCTGCCACCTGTTGATGGTCCCTTTATAAACAATGCGTCATTGTCTTTATATTTGCCCCATCTGCTTTGTCCACGAAAGATATATTCAAGCCCGAAGCCATTCGCATCGCCAATATTAAGCTTGGCATTTGCGACAGTAGATCCAGTGGCAAGATGCAATTTATCCTTAGCCGTCTTGAGCTCATGCGCAAATGCAAACACATTATCTACGGTCTTACCCGCTCTTATTGCTCCTTCTGCGATGTTATACATGCATTCAGCTGACCGCCTCATGTACTCCTTATGCTTCTCGGAAAAATTAAAAGGGATTGTCTTACGCCTTATTATCGCCATATACATCTCCCTCTATATCATCTAAGAACTCAATCTCATCATCTCCACCGATTCTACTCGTCTCAGCTTTAAGTTTCGCAATTCGCACCTTCTGTTCCTCTGTGGCAAGGTCCCAATCCCTATGCAGCATCTCGTCATATTGCTTAATCAGGTTCCTTAATTCGCCCTGGGCCCTAGCTTGCGCCTTGAGAAAGTTATTTTGCTTATCCCAAGCCTGCTGCACTTCCCACTTAGACCCTATCGTAGCTCCTGCCTTAGCTTCGACCTGCTCGACTGTCTTGTCTCTTTGGTCTTCAACGTAAGCGATCTTTTGCGCTCTTATGATAGCAGCATAAGCAAGCTGTATCTGGTGCCACAATAAATCGAGTGGACTTGCCTGGTCAACAGCATGTACAATCTCAAGAGTTTCCTCTGGCAAGAACCTAGAGAAGAACCCAAATTTCTCAGCTCGCTTGTTCCCCTTTGGTGCTCCTGTCGCGTTTTTATTCCCGAGTTGCGCAATCGAGTTTTTGTGTGCACCCTTTTTCTTTTTTTGTGTGCACCCTTTTCGCTCCCAGTTATATCTCTTCTTCCACGACTTGACAGTGTTGAGACTAACGCCATATTTCTCGGCAATGTCTTTGTATTTCATGCCGTTCATATAATCCTGTTTTGCTAGTTCATATTTTTCAGCCAAGCCTCACCACCTCTCTTTTCGTCTGTTTTGTAAGTATGAAAAAAGACACCTCTTTTGAAGTGTCTTTAGGTTGTTAAAATCTTTTTATTAATTGTACCAAATATTCTGGTGCGTCGTCTGTTTTCTCAACTTTAGTTAACATTCGGTTGTTGATTCGCTTAAACCCATGTTCCTCGTAAAATTCAATTAGACTTGTTCGGTCTTCACATTCAACATATGCAAGTTTTCCCCCAATACTCAATTGGACTCGCTCAATCTCATCGCAAGCTAATCCCAACAATTCATCACCTTTGATTAATTCGTTATATCCATTACTGAAGTTCTTTCCTAGCTGTGCTATTAATGGACACGATAGGTTAAATGCTTTAAGGTCTTTATCATAAACACCAAATTTTGATATTTTCTTTGCCAGCGATTTTGAAAGCGTGCTTTTATTGATTGTCAAAATTTTATTCGCCAAGGTAAAATAACCTATCAAAACGATATCATCTTTAAACGATGTAAAAACAAGATGTGTAGCCGATATACTCTGTTTGGAGAATTCAATTGCTTTTTCTTTTAAAAATTTTTCGACATCAGGGTTTAAAGCACAAGAGAAAGAAGATAGAATCTCTTTGGTCCTATCTTCTCCTAATTCATCTATTATGTGTTCCAAGTTAGCTATGTTATAACCTATCATGTTTTGCTAAAAACCTTTTTTATGGTTTCTCTGTCCATCTTTCGAATGCCTTTAGAATACTCTATTGGTTTACACTCTTTTGGTTTTGATTCTATGGCATTCACTAAAGTTCTACAAAAATGTTTATCTGTGACTTTAATATTATTAAAAATACTATTAGTAGCCATGGTCATCACTCCTTTTCATGTATATTTTACTACACCAAAAGTACAGATACAAGCCACTACATATGGGAAATTACATAGTTTTACATCTATATATTGGGAAATATCACAAAAGACGCCCAATCTTGAGCGCCTTCTGCGAGTTATTATATGAGAAATAATTTGAGGAAGCCACAATTCCCTTTTCGCTAAATACAATATATCACATCAAAAACGTGAAATGTGTGAAAGTTTTAAGATACAAGAATCAGCTTTTCACTGGTTACAATATATCACACTTTTTTGTTGCATTTGTTGCAAGTTTCTTCAATCTCTTAGATACTGTAGTTCTGTCGCAATGCATGACATCTGCCACTTCCTCCTGCGAACGTTCCTCTATGTAGTACATCCGAAGTATTGTTCTCATGTCAGGGTCGCCTATAGCTTCTATCTCTTTTTCTATAGCCTCAATTAGCTTGCTAATTTCGTCTAGCTTGCGTTTTAACCGTCTCTCCCTGCTCGATATACCCTTCCAGTCAAAATCGACTCCTACAAGCGATTTTGGGATTCCTCGACCTGTCTTATAGTCTTTGTAGTAGTCTGTTACTAGCTCCGGCTTAGCATGGTCGATAGAATATTTCAACCCCTCTGCTTCGCGCCTTAGTGCTTTTAACTGCTTAATCTGTTCGTAGTCTATCATGGCTATCACCTCGCTCCGTTCTTCCTTCCTCGATTCGCTTTATCTGCCTATCGATTTTAAAAAACTTTGCATGCTCTACTCGCTCATTAATCCCTAGCAAATATTTGACTTGAGCTAACATGATCTCTACGTCAGCAACTTCCTCAATCAGATTAGCAAGGAATCCACTTTCGTGCTCATACCTCTCGAATTTGTTAAGAGCTTGTATGAGTTCGGCCAATTCTTCTATCAGCATATCCTTTTGACCTATGTATCCATAATGATCTGCAATATATTTCAGTGCTTTCGTTCTGTTACCCATAGCACGCTCCTATCTGTATGGCGAACTTTCTGGCCATAAAACTTCTATGCCGTTTTTGAGTGCGTATAAATGCTCCGTGCAAGCACCTCTCGAGTGCACCCAATTGTCCAGCATGTAGATGTGCGTAGCCTTATCTAAAAGCCTTAAGCATATCGCCATGTAGTCATCCCAGTCGCAGACCTCTGGCAATACTATTTCAGCTGGGTTAATAATCTCTGCCCCAGGATACTCGTCAAGGAGTTTTATTTTTGCCTCGTTAAAAGTCTTCTCGTAGTCATCATAGTCGGTAATCCTACCGCTGATGTATATTGTCATTTTTTGCATGCTACACCGCCTCCCTTTCAATCACTTCTAAATCGTGCTTGTATTCTTTTAAAAGCTTGTTCAATATATCCTTACTTGCGTCATCGACTGTTTCATCCTTTAGCAATTTCTCGATATTCTCTATTTCCGATTCAAGGAAATTGCTTGCGTAATTTATTAATCTAGCTTGTGGTATCATTACCTCTCCTCCTTGTATGGCTTTGGGAATGGTTGCCATGCTATAACATCAATGTTTCTATCGATTGCGTCCTCGTCAGATGCTTTTCCATATTCCGATAGCACATCTTCGCAATAATTTGAATACCACCACCATTGTCCTTTGTGGTAAATTGCTACACCTGTGATAGGCTCGTCCTTAATTTCCTCGTAATACGATACTGGTGCTCTATTTACCCAAGTTATGAGTACAGGTTCTAGTTCGTTTGGCAATGCTGCTGATGTTGGGAACCATGTGCTTAATGATGTGTGATTACAAATTTGGTTCATTAATTCTGCGTCTATTAATCTCATCGTTACATCCCTTCTGCTATATGCTTATCTGTTCTGTTTCGTTGTAGTTCATCCATATTGTTTCAGTGCGTTTAACTGAACATTCTGCAGTAGTATTTTTACTCAGCTTATTCCAATCTTTGAGATATAAGTTATAGAGTTCGCTGTCGTACCCACTAATCATTATCTTGCAATCACTATCACATATGACTTTTAATAACCTTTTATGGTATTCGTCGTCCAATTCGTGATTGTAAAGGTTTACTTTTCTCGTGTTTAGCAAGTACGGTGGGTCGACATAAATAAAAGTCTCTTTACCTCTTAGACTTTTTATCAAGTCTATTGCGTCCTTATGCTCAATCTGTGCGTTTTTCAGTCTCTCAGCCGCGAATTGCAAGGTAGTGGGTAGTTCTCCCCACGCTTTCGCTGGGTTCGGACTTGTCACTCCTATACCTCGTCTAAAACCATTTTTATATTTGTTTCCACATCCAAAACCTTGCCAACACTTAATCGCAAATAGTCTCGCTCGCTCTACATCATTATTTGCGGTTGCGCTTTCATACGCCGATTCGTATTCTGTCCTGCAGTACGGAGTAAGGTTTATAGCTTCGGCCAATTCGCTCGATTCAGTTCTCAGCACTTTAAAAAAGTTATAGACTTCATCGTCTATGTCGTTCAGTATTTCGTTGTAACACGGCTCTTTGTTAAAAAATACTGCGCCACTGCCAAAAAACGGCTCGCAATATACCTTATGAGTTGGGATATTATCAACAATCCACTTTGCTATTCTGTTCTTTGCGCCTGGATATTTTAGTATTGCTTTCATAATTGCTTTAACCTCTTTACATGTGAGCATCTAAAAATATAGTTGTCTTGATCACCTTCGCAAAAATAATGCTTTGGATTGCCGTACCTGTCTTTATTTTCTTCTGTCTTTCTCAAAATGCCTCTATATGCAAAATCATCAAATAGCGTTACTTCTACATGCTGGCCTAAATAATTTTCTAATTCACTTCGTTTCATTTTTCTCCCTCAAAACCTCGTTTCCTTTCTTAATCTTCTTATAGCACCATACGCAGAGATAATGCTCTTTGCCTGCTATCACTGCGCTGTACTTGCCGTATCCGTTGATTCGCTTTCCACATAGTTCACATTTCATCACTTCACCTCTATAACTTGGCCATTCTTTCGTCGCACCTTTCCAAAGCCTTTTTTGACATGTTGGCTAAGTCTTCAATTCTTTTTTGTATTTGATTAAGTTCTTCTGCCGTATCCTTTAGGACTTCGCTTTGAAGTGCTAGTGCCATCCTTAATGCTCCGATGTCAAATTTTATCTGCTTAGTCTCTTCGTCTTCCCCTAGAATATACGACACCCTGCACCCTAGAGCCTCGCAAATCTTTGTTAGTGGCGTGAGCTCTGGAAGTGTGTCTCCTTTTTCGATGTGTATAAGAGTGGACCTTGAGATCCCAACCGTCTTAGATAGCTTTTCTTGACTTATTTTGCGAGCCTTTCGCCTTGCTCTTATTCGCTGACCAATTTCAACTTTGTTATATTTCATCGTCTGCTACCTCCCATACTTGATCATGTCGTCTACTAGCTGCCTTATATCGTGACCAGTCATGTCTTTAGTGCCATCTATCATCTGATTGACCGTGCACCTCTGGTCCCATACTTCACCGAGCAGACTCATGTACGCCTCCAGGAAGTATCCTATGCGCTTTTCTCTCCATCCGTAGACAGTCCATAGCACTCGCACCATGATTGATATGTGCAGCAGATTTTGTAGTTTTATGATTTCAAAGCGAGGGACCTGCTCGATTGGTCTTTTTTGCTTTTTGCTTTTCTTAGCTTTCGGTATCATGTTATTACTCCTCATACTATGCGTATATAAATAACCCTTTATGCATTATTATTTATTTTCGAGTGTCACCAAATAACATGGTGACGGTTTAATGTAGTTATTTCAATGCTTATAGCTATTGCCTTATTTTCTGTCACCAATGGCTTGATGACGTTATATCTCAGTAATTTCAGTGCTTATAACGATTGTCACCAGTGTCACCATGATTTTTAGCTATCCTTACGCGAGGGTTTCTATATATTCTTTTGAGATAAATTTTTTATCCTTATATATAGTGTGTATAAATTCTTGGTGACAGGTGACACTTGACGTTTTTGCTTATATTTCAACATTTATCCGTCATCAACGGCTTGGTGACGCTTGGTGACACCACTCACTATATCGTTGAAATTCAAACATTTTATCAAATGTTGCCTCTAAGATTCTCTTGGTGACACCTATTAAAACGGAATTTCCTCTTGAACTTCGATAAAACCAATGCTTTCAGAGGTTTTGTCTTCAGTCTTCACATGAAGAGCTATTGTCCAAAACCTTATTCCGTTTATTCTAATTTGTTTGTCGACTCGTCCTTGGATAGCGTCAGTCAAGTTATTCCTGCTGAGCCATTTTGCGAACTCGGTCGGATTAAATCCATTTTCTGAGCATGATGAATTGAATACATTTCGTATAATATTTATTTCGCCACTCGAGATTCTCCCGTAGATTTTACCCAACGGCGTATAGTTATCAGTGATAAAACTATTATGATTCTCTGCAATCCATCCCTGGAGCCACTCGTACGCTCGCCTATTCTGTGACACATCTTCCTTGCTTGACAAATATGCCTTCATATCCTCAACACCAATAGAACCATTATCAAAGAACATATACTCGCCGAGGATAGCATCAGCCGTCAGCAATAAACTCGCTGCAAGTGCTTGCTTTTCTGTAGATTTCTGATTTAATTCCTTGAAAAACAACTGTTGCAAATTGATTGCTTCTTGCATGACAGAGTCGTCTGAAATGATTCTTACGAACTCCTTCCCTGCATGTCCATAGTTCGATTTAACAACCTTTACTATGCGTCCAGGATCATCGAATAGCTTTGTATCCTCACAGCTAATCTCAATGATTCTATTGACCGCACCCCCTCCAGATGTATTCGAAGTTATTGGCTGCTCTCCGGATGTAATAATGCAGTTCGCCCAAGTTCCATTTCGCTGCAGACCTCCGGTCTTTTGTCCTCTTGCCTTTCCTACGCCTTCCGACAACTGATATATGAGCTGGTCAAAATCTTTGCGATCTTTTATAATCTGGAGCTCATCCAGGATTAGGGGCAATGAGTTGACAAAGCCAGCTGATAACTCTTGTGCTACTGCAGTTGAATTAAACGTATGGATGTACTTTCCCATCTCAGGGTTAGCCCATACTGACGCTGCAAGCATTAATCCAACAGTTTTACCTGTCTCGGTTCCACCGCAAACATGGACGAAAAAGGGTAGGCATGAGCACGGTTCAACCAGTACCGAAGCAAACGCTGCAACTAATAAAATTTTAGGCGCTGGATTATCGCCACTTCGGATTTCTCTCGCTAGATCCATCCATTTTTTACTGCTGCCTTTTTGCTTCACGCTGTTAAAAAACGATTTAAATGCTTCTTCTCCATCAAACACTAGTCCATCAACATAAGGTGAAAATCCATCGTCTCCAACCCATCCGAGACGGCTTACGGATTTCTTGCTTGGTATTACATCAAAGTTTAGATTCTCTGCGTCATGCAAATACTTAACAAGCGCTCTAGAGTTCTCCGAGGTGACTGCGATTCCATAGTCGGCTAGTCCGACTATCGAACTGTTTGATGCAATCTGCTTGCGGTCAACAATAATGTCTTTCCAAACTGCACCTCGACGATATGCAAGCTTAATCTTTTCAAGCCCGGTGTCTACATTGTCAAGCCTTAAAACTGGCATTATAGGGTGAGGGCATGCAACTTCTTCCATTCCGCCATATCCTACCCTTGAGATGCCACCATCGTCAGCTGTCCATGTGCCGACTTCAAGCTCAAATTCCTGACCTGTAAAGTTTGTTGCGTTGCATATCAAATCATTACTTGCCATCTGTTTAAGCATCTTCAAATAAGCTTTATAAAGCGTTGTGAAGTTTTTAATTCCTACAGACTTAGCGTGTTCTGTAACAAGTGCTTTTCTCTGCTCTTTTTCCAGAGCGTTATCGCTCTGCTCGATGTATTCAAAAGGCACAACCGAGGTCAAATAGTCTTCTTTTGTAAAATCTATGGCACCCATGGATACATCACCCCCTCAATATTGTCATCTAGCCATTGTTCAGAACTAGATATGTAATAGTCAATTAGCTTCGCTTCATCTGCTTCGAAATCTGAACTGTATCGAACTTTAAATAGTCCCCTATGTATATCTGTCACTTTTGAATAATAATCGCTTAAATCGGATTTTAGAGCCTCTGCCACTTTCGAGATTTTGTTATTTAACGCAATTTCCTGCCTCTCTCTTATACTTGGCTTTTTATTTACTATCCCGAGCGAAAAATCATAGTTTAGCTTCGCAATCGCTTGAGAAAATGTAATTCCGTTCAACTCCATGGCGAGCGTAATCAAGTCCCCTTTTGCTCCACAACTCCAGCAATGATATACCTTTTCCGTATAGCAAAAGTTATTGTGCTTACCTTTGTGAATAGGACACGGAATCCTACCCTTTGGGCTTGTTCCGTATCCATACATTCTGAGGACATCCTCAATGGTCAGTGCGTTTATTATTTTCTCTGCAACTCCATTCATTTCGAGTCCTCCAATAATCTAATGATTTCCTTGCCGGTGTTTGCCTTGTTGCAAAATACATACTCTATACTGTGTTTGTGCTGCCAGGCTGACAGGATTCTATAGATTTGCAAGCCTATAATCTTACCGAACCTTGGTTTCCACATCATCACATCATCGAGCGATTGTATTTTTACTCCATCAATTTTGTCTTGCTCGACAAGGATGTACATCTTTCCACCGATTTCATCGAGCCTCAGCAACTCTCGCTTGAATCGGTCATGCTGAGATGTTGCGTTCTGAGCAAGCTCAGCTATGTTCTGTTTTCTGTCAATAATGGCGAGGGGATTAGATAGATCGCAATAGTCACCAACAAACATCTTGCTTGAGATGTATTTAATTCCCTGTCGGTCAAACTCTGCTATTATCTTTTTAATCGCTCTGTCTTTTTCTCTCGTATCAATCTGTATAATCATGATGCACCGCCTAGAATGGCACATCGTCATCGATTGCCTCGAATGTATCCTTTGGTGACTCAGCTGGTGCCTTTGCCTCGTTTTTGCTATCAACGAAAGTGAAATCATCAACCATCAGATTCCAGAAATACTTGTTTTCCGATTTGCTACACTGCATCGAACCATGGACGGCAATCCTGCTGCCTTTCGCAAAAAACTTGTTAATCACCTCAGCTCGCTTGCCAAACACGGTACAGTTAAAGAAATCGGTTTCTTCTCCAAATTTACGATTAACTGCTACCGAAAAGTTACATAAAGAACTGGTCTCACCTTTTGTGTTTGTATATGTCTTTAATTCAGGGTCTCTCACTAACCTACCGAAGATGTTAATACTATTCATTTGCCAGCTCCTCCAAAACTTCAATTCTGCTTAGCTTTTTTGTCTGCCTACAGTAAGCACATTTTTCGCACCTTTTCGGCTCGATTAACCCGCTTTTTACGTCAGCAAAATGGTCGACATAGTGTTCAACAATCTTTAATGCAGCATCTAGCTTGTACTGTGGAACCTGGAACAATCCTAAATCAGCACCATCCTTTTGTTTTGTTGCGCCAGCAATAATAAATGGCAGCCTCTTGCCTGTGTTTGCCTCAACCACTGCCTGGTAAATAGCGCCCTGAATGTCGTACCCCCACGCCTCGACGAAACTAACTCGTCCGAGTTCTTCGACATATACTGGCTCAAAGTCACGCATTACCTTTAGGTCTACGATTGCCTTTCCTTCGTGGTAGCTATCAATTCGAATTTTAAACTCGTGCCCAAACAACTCGGCAGTCATGATTACTTGCTTTTCGCCGCTCATATATTTCATAAACATTTCATCTCGTTCAAGTCTGCTTATAATCTCATTCGCTTGAGTATACTCAGCCTTTAGACTTCCGTCTCGTTTAAGGATTTCCGGGTGCTGCGCCATGAAAAGATCTAAAGTTCCCTCAAAGTGTGCGTCAACATATGATCCAACCAATAGCGCAGTGCTTGTTTCTTCTTCTGTTTCTCCACTAATTCTTGCCATAGTTGAAGCTTCGCACTTCATGAATGATTTAAACTGAGACGAGCCGAAGTATTTCAGCTCGTTTTCTTTGTCAAAATAGTTTTCTCTTGTTAGCATTTAACTGCCTCCTTACAAATAATTAATCTCGAGTTCATCCGAGTTGGTTGTTCTTGTTGCAATAAACTGCAATCCCTTCTCTTTGCACTTTGCGTATAACCTTTCACGGTTCGAATCAGACAGTCTTTCGACGCCATCTATGAGGATAACCTGCAGGCTGTTTGGTTTAGATAGTGCCACATCTACACAGAGCTCAAGCTTTTCTCCCTCGGATAAGTTTGTGACTGGCAATCCATTTATAAGCGGAATTCCATTCTCAACTGTTAGGCCAGCAACTGGCAGTGTAGCCGTCTCAAGAATTTCGCCAGGAAGCTTACGAGCAAGCTCAATCTTTCTTGTAAACTCATTTGATACCTCCGTAAGCTGCTCTGTTTCTTCTTCCTTTGCCTTGAGGCGAGCGTATTCGTTTAAGTGTCTTTTCATCTCTTCTGCTGTAGATATTTCGTCCGATAACGCAGTAGTATCAACTATCGGCTTATCTATATATTCGTTAGCAGTACCGATATCCTTTTGCAACTTTGCAACCTTTGTCTCAAATTCAGCAATCGCAACACGATTCTTATCTTCCAGCTTTGCGTCAAGTCCTTTGAGTTTCTCTTCCGTAGCGAGCTTTTCTGCTTTGAGTCTTTCAATACTTGCCTTTAAACTCTCTCGTTCTGATGCAATCGCACGCTCATTTGATGAGATGCTAATTTCTTTTTCGGCTTCATATCCTCTCATTTTGTTGTCATATGAGTCTTTAAAAGCTTTTGCTCTCATTATTAGATCATTGCTTTGTCTTATCTTCTCAAGCTCGTGATACTTCGCTGATAGATCAAATGCCTCCCATTTGTCAGCCTTATAACCGCTTGGGATGTCTTTTGAAATGTCTTCAATCAACGCCCTGTTATTTCTGATGTCGCGATTCACGTTCTGGCGCTCCTGAAAGTAGTAACCCTTTTCGGACTGGATGTCATTCAGCACCTGCAAAATATTTTGCTCATAATTGACATCCGGAGGGATTTCCCCAAACTGATCCCTTATCCAGTTAAGGTCCCAATCATACTCAATTAGATCCAGGATTACACGATTCTGCTCTGCCTTTGTCATCTGGGTGAATTCGACTGGGTTGAGCTGCAGTGGTGTGAATAGTGTCTTGAGCATAGACTCAGGGCTACCTATTTCTCGGCCGGCTTCTTTAACTGACTTATAATCAGCCTTATCCGTGCGCTTCTTTCTGTTGATATACAGGTCTGCACCTGCCTCGATAAGTATTTCGCCCTCTTTTTCTCCATTTCTTATGATGTAATCTCTATCAGACTGATTTGTTAGAGCATATCTGATTGCATCAATCACGGACGTTTTTCCTGTACCGTTTGAGCCAGATAGCTCTATGTTTCTTCCATCAAGTTCTGTTTCGCTGATTCCAAACAAATTTTTAATCTTAATCTTAGTTATTCTCATCGTTTAATATATCTCCCTCTAAATCTGCTTTCTCCTGCTCTGCTTTGACTTGCTTTGCACAATCCATGCAAAGTGTTCGTCCAAATTTACTCTTCGAACTCTGCGCAATAGCCCTCGCCGTGTACTTACCTTCATCTGTGATTTGGCATCCGCACTCATCACAGAAATATTCATCTTGTTTAGGTGCAAATGGTCTTACCCTGATTCCACCCACCTTGTCGCCAGCAAACATCACATTCGGATCGGCAAAGACTAATATCTTATGACCACCCCATTCTTCAATAAATGGAGTTCCCGTTATCTTTTCAACAGTATTCATGTTTGTTGAATTTCCCACCATTTTAAGTTGTCTACCATCTTCGCCAACTTCCTTGAAGTAAAAAACCGGTTCTTTATCTTTTCTGCCTTTCGCACCCGTAATTTCTTCGGACTTTACTACATAATCAATCGTTAGTTCCTTGTCTGAGTCCATGCAATACCAGGTCCCAATATACTCTTTATTAAAGCACTTCTTCCAATGTGTTTTAGTACTCATATCCACCCTCTCCTTTGTCTATAACTATTTGAGCATTAAGTTGCTTTGTGCTTGTCATAAATGCTGTTTGCGTAAATGCCATAAGCTCAGCCATGTTATCAAACTTGAACACAAGCGAATTTTCTGGATTGAATATTGTCACATAGCCTGTTATCTTACTCATTGTTAGCCCTCGCTTTCTTGATTGCGTTCGTTACGATTTCAAGGATAAACTCTATGTCATCATAGCTAACCAACCAGTTCGGAATGCTCACAAGCTGATTTATAATCTTGCTTGCATACTTCATCATTACATTTAGCTTGTATGGTTGTATTGCGTTTAGCCCTTGCTCTGGGAGCTCAGGTGTGATATTATGAAATTGGATTTTGGCACTCTCTTGAGTGTCTTTTTTTATGTCTTTCATGCTTCCTCCTTTTGTCATCTATTTAGTATTCTTTCTGCATAAGCCTTTCCGTCCTCGGTGTTGCCCGAGTTGTATACGCTCAGCGCGTCCTCGTAGTTTCCATACTTGTCGTATAGGTCTGACAGGATACTGCAGCCTAAGATGACGTTTTCCTGTGGGTCAAATAGGCTTACGATTCCTAGTTCTTCCATCCTTTTCTTGTGGTGCTTTGGTTGTATCTGCATTAAGCCTATTGATTCGCCATTGTCTCCTATCGCACTAGGGTTGCCTCCTGATTCCTCTTTGATGATTGCCTTGACGATGTTAGGGTCCACGCCACTCCTAACGGCTATGTCGTCAATCATTTCGTTTGAGATGCCCTTTACATCAATCTGTATGTTGCTTACGACTTTAGGCTCAATCTTGTTGTAGAGCTCAGGGTGGTCAATTGCCGTTGCTATGCCGTTTAGAGCAAGCACTGCAGATATAAAAATCGTTGGCGGTATGATTGATTTGATTTTCATAATGTCCTCCTTTCTAACATCTTGTATGACTTGTTGATGCTGTTTATGTCTAACCCCGCCAGGTCATATAAGACATCCTTGTTTAAATAATTGTCATGCTCGCAGTACATCTTGATTTCTCGCCTTGCCATTTCATCGCGTGTCAGCTTTGCGATTTTCGCTGCAGTTGACCCTGCGCATCCATTAAACAGCTTTCTTATGTCGCCAGATGTAAAATATGGTAGCGTGTGATACATTTCAAATGCAGTCTTTACATCCGCTCTCACGTTTGGAAATCTCATTTTGTGGCTCCTTTCTAATGTCGGTTAATCTGTAACGATTAGCACTATCGCCGGACCGTTGACATTTACATCTAAATCTTTATGCGGTTCGGCACATTTCATTTCGACGCCCTCTCTCGTTACAAGCTCGTCAACCAATTCTTTTGTTGATACATTCTTGATGGTTTCTTTCATCTTTCCTCGAATACTTGCGCCAGTATCACGAATGGCTCTCGCAATAGAGCTCGGATATCGTCTAGAGCCTTCTTTAAACCATTCATATTTATTTATGCCAAGGCTCCATCTTTCACCATCAAGCATTAAGTTCATCTCTGTCACATACTTCATTGGTTCTCCGTTAAGCAGATAGATTCCTTTTTCTAAATCAACGTGTATAGATTTAAACTCTTTATAGTCTTTCATCTCTCCTCCTTTCTCAGTTCCTACATCCCTTATGTAAGCCGATAAAACTAAATCCTTGCTATTCGAGCATATCGCCAATACAATATATCTATGCCGATAGGCAAGAAAGGAAGGTGGTCACATTGACCAAACTTTTGAACTTGCCCGCTCCCTTGATTTAAGGTCGCCTATTGTGGTCCCACAACACGTTAAACTGGGTAATGGCAGAATACTGATGCAGCGTAATGTTCGGGTACGTATAAGCCCAGGACCTTGTCAGTCCTAAAATCCGACTCACTGTATCAAGTACTCCTGAATGTTGTTAGCACAAGGCATGGTAGCAGAACTAAAACTGCTAAAGTAACAGCTCGCCCCACAGAAGCATTAGGTGCCTTCTGATGTGGTGAAAACCTGCAAGGCGTCAAGGGTAAACAAATTTAGACAAAGACTGGTAGAGAAGGCACCTCTATCGGTCTTTTGTTTTATCGACTTGCATAAGGGATGTAATTTAGTTAAAACTTTCCTTTTGCTTTCTCGGCTGGTGTTGCGGTTTAATAACTTTAAGTTATAACTATTGCAAAAAAATATAATCCTTGTCAATCCCACATAGCGCACAAAACTTTTCAAATTGAGCAGGCTTAGGCGTTATTCTACCCTTTTCCCAATTGACAACTGTTGATTTGTTAATATGCATTTCGCGGGCTATGTCTGATTGTGTTAGTCCTGCGTTAACTCTCGCAGCAGCAAGGCTTATCTTTATCTCTTTTTTCATGTTTTCACCTCCCATCTTATGCTTTGCTACAAGGTCATATTATCATAACTTAAAGTTATAGTCAACACTAAAAGTTATATTTTTTATAAAAAAGTATTGTGTTTTATAACATTATGTTTTACAATGCGATTACAACATATTAAAGGAGATGAGGAAGTGTCAGAAGCAGAAATAAATAAAATTATCTCTGAAAATCTTAACAGATTAATGGAGAAGCGTAGTACAACGCAATTAGAGTTAGCCGAATACATGGGAGTCAGCCAAACGACAATATCGAATTGGTGCAAGGGCATAAAGATGCCTAGAATGGACAAAATAGACAAGCTATGTAGATTCTTTCACATAAACAGGTCTGACTTAATGAACGACCACTCATCAGACCCTGACCTCACAGGTGTAACTAACATTTCGTTTCCAGCTTCTCGCCCTATACCAATTCTAGGCGATATTTGTGCTGGAGAAGGAACCTGGTGTGAAGAGAACTTCGAAGGACACTTTTTTATAGATAGCTCGGTAAAAGCAGATTTCTGCGTGCGTGTCCGTGGTGATAGTATGGTAGAGGCTGGCATTCAGGACGGCGACCTTGCGTTTATAAAAAGAACCTACGATTATAAAGACGGTAATATCTATGCTGTAAGAATAAACTCCGATTGCGAAGCAGTACTCAAAAAGGTATTCTGGCAAGACGATACAATCGTTTTAAACCCATGCAACGCAGAATATAAGCCAATCGTTACGGACAGCGAAGGTGTGTCGGTCGTTGGTGAGTGCATTGGAGTATACCATTCGACGAAGTAGTTTTTACGTTTATTTGCGTTTATATAAGTTTATATATGTTTATATAAGATTATTTGTGTTTGGGGAAATTAAAAAAGTGATTGACTTTTATTGCCTAGGGTATTAACATAGTAGTTAATCTATTGTAGATTGATAAAACTAATAATGCTCTCGGTAGTAACCCCCTCACCATAAGAGGTCGGGCCAATCTGAGAGTTTTTTATTTTGTACGGAGGTATAATTGGATGATAAAAACAGCAGTAATGATTGATGGTGGATTCTATAGAAAAGTAATGAACCGAACGGATTCGAATCTTTCACCTAAAGATGCGGCCGACAAGTTAATAAGTTATTGTTACTCGCATATGAAAATGAAAAACGATGATATAAATTGCTATTTGTACAGAATCTTCTACTATGATTGTCCTCCTAGCAACAAGAAGGTTTACAACCCAATTACTAAAACTACTGATGACCTATCTAAAAGCCCAATGTATAAATGGATGTGCGATTTCATTTCTGAAATGACAAAACGTCGTAAGGTTGCTATGCGCCTAGGATATCTGTCTGATGTCTCGTTAGAATATACTCTCAAACCTCAATTTTTAAAAGAAGTATGCGAAGGGAAACTGAATTCGAGTGATATAGAAAAGAAGCATATGGATTTAATAATAAAACAAAAAGGTGTCGACATGAAAATAGGAATTGACATAGCCTCACTTGCCTATAAGCAACAAGTAGATAGGATTGTATTGATTGCTGGTGATAGCGACTTTGTTCCCGCAGCAAAGCTTGCTAGACGAGAGGGGATTGATTTTGTATTAGATCCTTTATGGCAAAATATACGACCAGATTTGCATGAGCATATCGATGGGATTATAACTAAGCTAGACAAACCAAAACGATGTTATAGAAAAAAGCAGTTAACAAGTGTGAAAAAATAAATTATAACAACAAAGCCCTCAGCCGAAACCGAGGGCAATGCATAGGCTGTAAGGTACAACCCGTCTGAACAACGAAATTGTACCATTGCAGCCCCTTAATGTCAAATTAATGTCAAATAGAGGGGTATTTTTGTACCCAAAATCAAGGAGGTTGCCATGCCAATTTATAGGACAAGTGAAAAGCGAGATGGTCTGTCAAAGTACAGAGTAAGAATAAATTATATTGATGACAGTGGCAAAAATCGTTCTTTGACACGTATAGCTTACGGTCTTACAGCAGCAAAAGAATTAGAAGCAAAGCTAAATAGGAACAAAAATGAGCAGGTTCATAGCAATATGATGCTCCAGGATCTAATTGAATTATATTTTGAATTTAAACAAATTGATGTAAGGGAATCGACACTGAAAAAAGCTAAGGGAATTACTTATAAATACATTTACCCTTTGGATATTCGCTTAAATAAACTTAGCGTGCGAAGGCTAAACGAATGGAAACTATCAATAGGTAATTTGCCATTATCCCACACTATGAAGAAAAATATCTACAGTCAATTCAGGGCTATTCTAAATTGGGGAGTTTCAAAAGAATACATCAAGAGCAACCCTCTATACAAGGTCGGCAACTTCAAAAATCCATACAAAGGAAAAGACGTTATACATTTCTATACTCCTAATGAGTTCAAACAGTATATAGTTTACGTCCGCGAAATCGCTCTTGAGAAAGGTTTTTACGACTATTATGTATTCTTCATGCTTGCTTATTTTACAGGCGCGAGAAAAGGCGAAATACATGCTCTTAGGTGGTCAGACTATAAAGACGGCGCTATAACCATTAGCAAAAGCATATCACAAAAACTATCAGGAGGGGACCGTGAAACACCACCTAAGAATATGAGTAGCAATCGCACCTTACAAGTTCCTGAACCTCTAAAAAGAGTGCTTGAGCAGCACTATGCTCAATGCAAAGATTTTGACGGCTTTAATGATAACTTTTACATAACTGGTGGATATAAACCGCTCAGGGACACGAGCATCGAAAATGTAAACAAAGAGGCAGCAAAACGAGCAGGGCTACACCACATTAGGATCCACGACTTTAGGCATAGTCATGCTTCGCTATTGGCTAACAATAATATAAACATTTTGGAGATCAGTAGACGACTTGGGCATAAAAACATCGAACAAACACTAAACCGATATAGTCATTTTTACCCAGCAGAACAGGAGAAAGCTGTTAAAGTTTTAGACAAAATCAAGATATAAACGTGTACAGACCGTGTACATAAAAAATGAACCGTTGAAATTTCAACGGTTCAAGTCATTTTGGTGGAGATGGCGAGAGTCGAACTCGCGTCCGAAAGCATTTCCACTCGATTTTCTCCGAGCGCAGCTGATGAATAAAATTTCGCCGTGGCAGCCGCTCATCAGCAGACTACTACCACAGTTATCCCGTTAGTCCCTTACGGTTACGGGCCTCACCGCAAAGTTTTCCTACATAGTCGATGCCGACATCAGGCCTGTAGGTGAACCTGAATAGGCACGCGGGCTGCTAATTACGCAGCAAATGCGAGTTTGTTGTTATTTTTAGCGTTTATATTTAACGTCCGACTTTTTACGTGGATCCGGAACCACGGCTCGCTTATCGGGCTTCTACACCCCCGTCGAAACCTTTACATCCCCATGTTCATGAGTCAAAGCTTCGCCTTACTTATATATGATATACCCTAGCAAATGCAGGATTACGCAGGCTCAAGCCATCCTATCCTGCAGCCAGGAATCTATCTTTGCTTCATTGCGCGCTCCATGTTTCTTGAAGCATCGCGCTTTGCTATAGCGTCTCTCTTATCGTAGTTCTTCTTACCTCGAGCAAGAGCAATCTCTAGCTTCGCTAGGCCTGCCTCGTTTATATACATAGTCAAAGGAACTAGCGTGAGACCCTTTAGCTTGGTTGCACCAATTAGCTTGCGAATCTCCCTCTTGTGAAGAAGAAGCTTTCGCGGTCTAAGCGGATCTACATTGAAGCGATTTCCCTGCTCATAAGGGCTGATATTCATTCCGTATATCATCATCTCTTCTTTTTCGATTCGCGCATAGCTTTCTTTGATGCTGACCTTACCAAGACGTGCTGACTTGATTTCGGTACCCGTGAGGACAATTCCTGCCTCATAAGTCTCCTCTATGAAATAGTCATGACGCGCCTTCTTATTGTTAGCTATCATTTTTCTTTGTTTATTTGCCAT